GGGTATCAGTACCCTTGCCGCCATCGGCGGGCGGAGTAGCCGGGGGTGTTCCGGCACTGCCCGCGTCGGCCGGAGTTCCGGCCTGTTCCATTAACATACGGATTAGTTTGTAGTTCATTAGTCATCCTCCACGTTTTCCACGTCTTTTTGTAACTGCTTAATTTCCGCCTCATATTCCTGTTTCATTTGTTCGTACGAGGTGGGGTCTGCTTTGCGTACAAAGTCCTCTATCCAATTCCCAAGCGCACGCATGGCGCAGTTGTACGCCGTGGCGTGAGTGTCGCCAGGTACAAAGGCGTTGTGTCGGTGAGAGCACGCCAATAAAATGGAGTACACTACACGCCGCCCCTCTACCAGGTTGAGCACGCGCCGCCAGTCGTTGACGGTGCGCTTTTCAATATCGCGCGTACGCTTTTGTTGAAATTCGGCTTTATTAGACATTTGCGCCTCCCTGTTGTGCCACTACGTCAAGCGCGCTCCCGGTATTAAGCGGGGTATCGGCCAGGGTTTTGGCACTTTGTACGGCCTGGGCAATTTGCGCTTGTTGCGCAAGTGCCTGTTGTTGTTCGGCACGTCCTTGCCGGGTGGCCTCTACTTCATCCTCCGGGCGTACCATTTTGGGCGTTGCGCCGATGGCCTCTAAGCCCTCGCGCAGTGCGCCGTCAAAGTCCACAACGTCTAACACTTCGGCTTGCGCGTTGGCGGCTTGTACTTGCGCTAGTTCGGCGGCAAACTGAGCCCCTTGCCGGATAGAGTTAAGCGCGGTTGCTTTTTGGGCTTGCGCTATCATGGAAATGTAGGACACGTTGATATTGCGGCCCTGTATTTCCTCCGGCGGCGGTGGCAAAATTCCGGCGCGCATGCAAATGTTAAAAGTGCGTTCAATGAGCGGGTCTAAGAGTTCATTTTTGAGGCGTTCCAAGACGGGCCCTAACATCATCATTTTTTCTTGCGTGCGTTCGGCCACTTCGGTGGCGGTCATTTTGCCCGCGTCAATGTTAGAAATCATTAAGAACATATCGGCGAAAAACTGCTCACTGATACGTTGGCGGGTTTGCTCAATGGAATACTCCAAACTTTTGAGGTCGGGTTGTACCTGGTACACGGGTTTGACGGCACTGTCGGTAACATCCCCGTAGCGGGTAATTCCACCGGGCATGAGGTTAATTTCGCCCTGTACTTTGTTTGATACCATCAGCGGCGGGTCAATGCTCTTATCCAAGGCCTCTAACTTTTTCTTTTGCATTTTTTGGAGCATTTTAACATCGCCAAGTACCGTCCACCCCGGCCCGCGGCCGTAGGTGTCGTTAGGGCGTTTTACTTCCCATCGGCTTGCAATAACCGGGAAATCCTGGTAACCCGACTCGCGTAAAAAGCGGTTTTGGCCCTCCATCCAGTAAAGGGAAATAAAGGGCATGTTCTTGTTGTCAATGGCTCCCACCTGGCGTGAGTTGTTCGGCATAATGAGGTGGCGCACTTTGTACTGGTTTGCATACTTCATGTTGTTGTACTGTTGGCGGATGGTGTCGGGTACGTTCTCAATACCAAACTCCGCCACCAGTTGTGCCACGGTCATAAAAAACTCACGTCCGTAGGTGTTAATGCGGCCGCGGTTATCATGCGCGAGCATAAACTCGCCAATAGTAAGCGGGCGGCAGTGTATTACGGTTTCGTAGTCCTCCTCTACCACAAACGCCCCGGTGCAAAACACGGCAATTTCCTCATAGAAGTTGCGCAAGCAAGCGTAGAGGTTGGACTTAGCAAACACGCGCTCAATAATTTGTTTGACATCGTAGAGCCATCTTTTTACGGCGTTTGTTTGCTCCTGTTGCGGGCCGTCTATGGTAAGTTCAAACCAGGAGCGGGAGGGCGAGGTTAAGCCGCTCATCATCCCGGCCGACAAAATAGCAACGGCACGAGCGGCCGTGCTATCTAAAATAGTTTTGTGGTCAATTTTTTGGCCTTGTTTGTTTTTAGCATCGTCGTCAAAACTGCCGGAGGTGGGGGCCAGGTAGCGGGCTAATTCTTTCCATGCGGTTACCCACAAATTGTAATCGTTTTTGAGTTGGCAAAAAACCCTGTTCGCGTCGCTTATGTTCATAGTTACCCCAGCGTTGTGCGGCTTGCGGTCTGCCCGGCAAGCGAAGTTCCGGCCGTGTTGGGCGTACCTAAAACGCCTTGACGGCTTGTGAGTACGGAGTTGTTGTTGGCCACGGCGGTGCGGCGTTTGCGTTCCTCATCGGCGGCGGCCATATCCGTACGGCTTGTTTGTTCTTTGCCTTTGGCTTCCAGGAGTGCTTTTTCCTTTTGTTCGGTTTGTTCTTGCACTTCCTCCTGTTTGCGTTGCGCCTTTCTTTGGTCGTGTGCGTTTTTGGCACTCATCCCAATAGAGGCGGCGGCCATGGCGATAGTTGCTATTGCGGTTACTGGCTCACACATACTTTTTTCCATCCTCCTGTTAAATAACGTCGTAATCCATACGGGCAAAAGCGGGTCGGCCGCCCTTGCCTTGAAAATTTTTCGGCAGTGGCAAAATCATAGAGGCCATCACGGCCGCGTCGGCAAAGTCCGGGCTCGTGCCGGACTCTTTGCGCCACTCCTTTTTGTTTTGGAGCACCACTTGCCCTTTGTGGTTAAATTCGTAGAGCCGTGCCCCCAGTTCGCCTATTACCCGTTCATCCCGTAAAAAGATTTTTCCGGCCTCGGCCTCACGGGCCAGGTCAAAATATCCTTGCGTAGTACGGTTGCCGTACGGCCCGGAAATGGCTATGTTGTGGTATTCCTCAAACACAATACCGCGGCCGTCGCATTGAGCGCGCACGTTATCAATAATCGGCCCGCCTACTCCGTCGCCGTCCATAGCGGCTTGATTTACGCGGTAAGAGGAAAGCACATCGGCAATTTTCCCTTGCGTAAAAACCGCATCCATCCCGGCCCAGGACTCCACGCGCACCTCGGTAAGTGAGCCGTCCTCTAAGCGGTCGCCGATAAATACCACGTTGTTATCACCGCCAAACCGCGCGAGGTCAATTCCGGCCACACGCGAAACAGTCGGCACGTTTGCCGGGGCGGGTTGGCGCATTTTCTCGCCAGCCCCGCGCGCAAAGACGGAGTTGTATGTGCTCACAAAAGCGTTTTCGTCGTTCTCGTATTCCTGTAAGAACATACCCAGGCCCATGTCGTAGCCGCGGCGGCGGATGTAATCAAACTTAATCTCGTCTAATTGTTGTTGCGTAAAAACGCCCGCCTCACTGGCGCGCACGTTGGAATAAAACCAATTCGGATCACCTTTTGCCAGGTGTGCCAGTTGGGTAAAATGGTTTTGCCCGCGCACGGTAGAGTTAAAGACGGCCCACCCGTTATTTTCCTCTAAGATAGGGCTTAGATAATCCCACGCTTGCGGGTCGCTAAGTGCGTATTCGCTAAACACAATACCCGCCGGGTTAGAGCCGACGAGTGCGTTATAGTTATCACTTCCGCACACTTGCCACACGGAGCCGTTCTTAAAAACAATTTTCATTTCGCTTTCATTTACGCGGGCGCGTATTTCTTTGGGGAACGCCTCATCAATACGGCGTAACCCGGTATGTTTGTTCACCGCATCCCAAATGGCCTTACGGGCCTGGCCGTATTGCGGGAGCATAAACCAGTACGTACCGGGAGTTTTCATCAGTTGGATGGCAGTAAGGTGGAGGCAAGCGTCGTCTTTGCCGTGGCGGCGTGGCCACATGAGTACGGCGCGTTTGCCGCCTCGTGCGAAGTAGCGGAAAAAGGGTAACTGGTAGGCGCGCGGTTTCCAGTTGTTTGGAATTAGAACGGAGGTCATTTTGCCACCTCCCCGGTTTGCGGCGTACCAGTTACTTTTTCACCCGTGGAGGAGGCCTCGGCGTTAGAGTAGTCCACTGTTTGGACTACTAAGGCCGGGCCTATATTCACGCTCGTTTCTTTTTCGGGTTTGAAAAGTCCGTGAATTTGACCTATTTGTTTGAGTGCGTCTAAGGCATCCTTGCCCGTACCACGAGCGATATTTGTAAGCCGTTGGAAAAACTCCGTCGGCGACATAAGGGCTTTGTCGGCTACTTGCTGTTGCAAGGCCTCTATCCTTGCCCGTATCTTGCCCTCTTTTGCAAGTCGGGAGGCCTTAGGATAAATGGTATTTAAGTTGTCCGTTTTACAACCGGGGTAAGCGGCGCGGTAGGCCTCGGTTTTAGTATATCCGGCGGCTACCAGTTTGGCAAAAATTTCCTGGGCTAAGGTAAGCCCGGCGGAGTTCTTAGGGTTTTTGGCGTGTTTGGCCTCTTGTTCGGCGTTCCAGTCGGCCCAGTCCTCAAATAAGCAAAGTTGCCTATCGGGCGTAGGAACGGCCTGAGCGAGCAAGTTTTTAGTTTCTTGCTCTATTCTCTCAAAAACGGCCTCGTTGACTGGTTGCCCCTTTTTGGCCATAAAAAAACCGCGCTCCTCTTGTGATTTTCACAAAAGGAAACGCGGTCTAAAAACTTCTCAAATTTCTTTTGTAACCAAAATTTTTACAACGCAACGCGCGGGGCGCGTACCAGATAGGAAAAAGCATATAAAACTTTTTTGTATAAAGTCAAGCATTTTTTGAAAATAATTTTATACTTATTTTTTAAGCACTTTTATTTTACGACGTGATTTTGCATTTAATTGAGTATCAAATTTAACGCTTTTTGCGCCTGGCAAACATCCGCAAAAATATCATCCTCCCACACATTTACAATTTCCCGGCCGCAGTCCACGCGCCAAACGCCGCCGCGTTGCGTTAGCGCAAGCCCGTGGCGTATTTCTAATCCATCCAGGAAAACAACGTGCCTACTGGCCGAGTTCTTGCTTTTTGAGTTCATCCTCCACCTCTTGGCGTGTAAAAATCTTTTCGGTTGGCCGGGCAATTTGCAAGCACAAAAGCGCGCGGATAAAACGCACTTTGTAGCCCACATCGGCTTTGCCGTCGGCGGTTTCAAAAAGTTGGCGCGGCAAGTTGAAGTCGCGGCACTTGCGGCCGCTATGTAACCAAAACGCATAGGACTGTTTTTTGTTGCCCGCCTCGTCCACGTTGATAAAATACTGTATTTTACCGCATGCAATACATATATTTTTGTAGCACACTACCATGCTGTCTTGCGGCTCGTCGCTCATACGCAAGAACACGGGTACGCTCACTACCGTGCTATCGTGGCAAAACTGGCACGTTGGCACGGGTGAGGAAGTATTTTTTTTCTTACGGCCATAACGTCTTGTATAGTTGAAGTTCATTTTTATTTATCCTCCAAATCGGTAAGATACGATCCGGCACGCTCTAAGATAGCACGCAAGGTGGTACAACCCAGTTTCCACCCGTGGCGCATTACGCCGTAGGCCTTTTCTACGTCGCCTTTACACTTTACGATGAGTTGCTCAAACAACGCTCTTTCGGTTTCTAAGGTGCTGTTTATTTTTTGATTGTCGTTTTCTAAGAGTTCCGGGTTTGTTTTTTCTAACCAAACACGTAAAACTATTTCCCGTTCCGTTTTTGGCTCTTTGAAATCTAAAATGTAATGTTCCTCACCTACTGGCAAAACATCCTCATACCGTTTTTGGTGTAGGTAGGTTTTTGCATGTGGGATG